AGCATCTATAAAAATAGGTTTGGCACGCTATTTGCATACTCGAAACGCATTTGAAACGCTTCACTTTTGGCATGGTTTTTGCATAAACGAAAAAACTTTTTTCTTTTAAGATTTATTAGTACAGAAAATTTGCTACCGCGTGCAAAAGTTCTTACCTTTGCATTATCAAAATTAAAACAACAAACAACAAATTAAAACTACAAACAAATGGAAACAAACAACATTTTACGAGAGTTAAGCGAGATAATAGACAACACCAATGAAAATATAAAATACGTCATTGGTTTGAGGCACGCTGACCACACGCTCTTATTAGAAGTCATCAGTGACACACTGACAAACGCGGTGAACATCTTGAAAATTGAAGCAGACCGACAAGCCAACGAACGACTAGAAATCATTAAGAAATTCAACATTGAAAAGTCTTGTAAAAATCAGGCATATTTTTTCATCTTGGAGAATGGCCATATAAATGAGTTCAAAGAGTATTGCGCACGTGGAACACTTAAAACAGAAAACGAAAATGGACAAAAAGACAATCAAAAGTAAATGCTTTAATACTATTACATTGCTACTTGTTGCGGTAATTGTATACGTTTGCTTTGCCTTGCAAAGTTGCTCAATGTACAAGCAAACAGACATCAACGGCAAAACCACTATTGTAACAACTGATACAACATACATCAATCACAACACACTTCTAAAATACCCAAAGAAATGAACGAACAAACTCTTTTTGACGATGCAATATTTACGGCTTGCACGTCACTCGGCCAGTTAATGACCACAAAGGAAGTGAACGCGAACACTCGCACACTTTTGAAAATATCAAAGTTCAGAAACTATTTACTCGCATTGAGTAATGAACAACAAAGTAATAATCAATAAAAAATTAAAGTTATGACTAGTTTTGCACAGAAGTACAACACGGGCAATGTTAACCCGTTCACATTCGATTTGAAAGGCTACACTTTTACAAGTCTAAAAGAATTGTATAACTCGGAAGATAGCAAGAATAAGACACACTCTTTAGACGGGTTTTACTTCACCCGTGGCAAGTTCGGTGTTCACGCGGTAGTTATTATGTCAGACGTTAAAAAGCGCGTGGATATGCCGCTAAACCTCACAAAGGTATTTAACGACATTGTGAACGATATCGAAGCGGTTAACGACATCAATTGTGGCAAAGTTGGTTTTATTGTACGTAAGTACGAGAGCCACAACAAAGAGTGTTATTCAATAACTTTCAAGAACAAGTAACAAACTTCGGGTGGGGCGTTAATAACCTCACCCCGTTTTATATTTTATTGGTTATGGCATTAAAGGGAAAAATAGCATATACAAAGCAAGTATTTTCATCAACTAAAAAAGCAGAATTACGCAAAGACATTTTAGAGAGTTACGAAAGCGACCCCGAATTGCGCAAAGAAATAAGGCGTGTATTTCATCAAGCAAACAGACGCATTCAGAACGTTGAAAGCAAGGGTCTTTTAAGCCCTGCGGTAAAGGCCCTAAACAAAGGAGATGTTACGGGGTTTAGCAAGTTTGCGGTAGGTGATTTGTCTTGGGACGAGTTAAAACGCGAATACGCTAAAGCAGTAGCTTTTTTAAGGCAGCCTACAAGCACGGCCAGTGGTACTCGTCAATACAACGACCATATAAAAAGCGCATACGGGCTTACTGACAAAGAATTTAATTTAATGGCCGACCGCATAAACAACAAGTTACAAAGCATTTCCGATAGTGATTTTATCGAAAAGTATTTGATGCGTTACAAAGACTTTACGGGAGATTTGGAAAGCGAAGCGGCCGATGTTAGCTCACAAATTGAAAGTGACGCTATGAGCCTTGAAAAAGCTCTTGATAGGGATTTAGAGAATGCCGCAAATGAGAAAGCGAACGAGGTAGAGCGAGAAATAAATGAAAGTTTAGACGATGCGTTAAATTCCATCTTGGACACGTTCAGCAAATTTGGGTTATGAAAAAAATTGATTATGAACAACACGATAACATCTATAATGTTTCGGACATAAGCGAAGTATTAGAAAAAGCGGTGAACGATAAAAACGTAATTGGCAATAATAAAGGCGTCAAGTTTTATAACGTTCCGTGTTCGTTTGACATAGAGACAACATCTTTCTATCGAGATGCAGACGGGAACACATACAATTATGAACAATACGCGAAACTCGGTATAAAATTGGAAAAATGTAGTATTATGTACGTTTGGCAATTTGGCATAAACGGGTATATAATTATGGGGCGCACATGGCACGAATTTACACAAATGTGTACTGAGATAGTCCGCACTTTGGGACTATGCAAAGATAAAAAGTTAATCATCTACATACACAATTTGTCGTATGAATTCCAATTTATACGTACTTTGTTTGAGTGGGAAAAAGTTTTCAGCATAGACGTAAGAAAACCTTTGTACGCTACAACCAAAGGTGGTTTAGAGTTTAGGTGTTCGTATATGTTAAGTGGCTACAACCTTGCTAAATTGGGCGAACAATTACAGAAGTACAAGTGTGCTAAATTGGTGGGAGATTTGGACTACACCTTAATACGTCACAACGATACGCCCCTAACCACGAAAGAAATAATGTATTGTGTTAATGATATTCGCGTTGTAATGAACTACATACAGGAACAAATAGAACAATACAAGTTAATAACGCGTTTACCACTTACAAAGACGGGGTTTGTACGTAAGCACTGCCGGAGGAATATGCTACAAAAACGCGTGAACGGGAAAAGCTCCCGTAATTGGGAATGTATCAATTTAATACACTCGCTAACTATAAACGGGCTGCATGAATTTAATATGCTCCAAAGGGCATTTAGTGGAGGCTTTACTCATGCGAACGCGAACCACGTTGACGATATATGCAAAGACGTAGCAAGTTACGACTTTACAAGCAGTTATCCGTACGTTATGGTGTCGGAAAAATTCCCAATGTCGAAAGGTGTAAGAGTGACACCCCGAAACATGAATGAATTTAGTTACTACATAAAAAACTACCTTTGCATTTTTGATGTAGAATTTACCGACATCTTTGCAAGCGAGTTGCAAGATAACCCCATAAGTGTAAGTAAGTGCTACATTAAAAAAGATGTTGTGGAAAATAACGGGCGTGTCGTATGTGCCTCACAGATATGCACAACCCTTACCAACATAGACTATAACGTTATAAAAGTATTTTACAAGTGGGGTAAAATCAGAATAGGCACAATGTACATCTACAAAGCAGACTATTTGCCCACTGAATTTATAAATACTATTTTGGATTTATACGAAAGCAAAACAAAGTTGAAAGGCGTGCAAGGAAAGGAAGTAGAATATTTGAATTCAAAGGAAATGCTAAATTCTTGCTACGGCATGTGTGTGACCAACCCGTTACGTGATGAATTCACCTATACGGGCCAGTGGGACACCAACAAGTTAACGGAAACAGAAAAGACCGAAATGCTACAAAATTACAACGATAGCAAAAATCGCTTTTTGTTTTACCCTTGGGGAGTGTTTGTAACCGCGTATGCAAGGCGAAACTTGTTTACTGCAATCTACGAAGCAAAGCAAGACTATATTTACAGCGACACCGATAGCATTAAATTACAAAACGCGAACACACATAAAAAGTATTTCGATATATATAACAATGTTGTGTATAACAAACTAAAAGCAGCGTGCAAGTACCATAAAATTTCATTCGAGAAATGCGCCCCCGAAACGATAAAGGGCATTACAAAAATTTTGGGTGTGTGGGATTATGAAGGAACTTACACACGTTTCAAAACGTTAGGCGCAAAGCGTTATATGGTTGAGGATGAAAACGCCCTAAATGTTGACGGCAAAAGCTATAAATATAGCCTTACTATTAGCGGTGTAAACAAGAAAACCGCTATCCCGTATTTAGTTAAAACGTATGGTGACGGTATATTTAACGCATTTACAAATTACCTTGAATTTCCGAATGAAGCCACGGGAAAGAATATACATACATATATAGACTACGAAATAAAGGGCGTCATTACTGACTATTTAGGTAATAAATGTAATTTTGCAGAAAATAGCGGTGTGCATCTCGAGCCTACAAGTTACAACCTATCATTAAGTATAATGTACATAAACTTTTTGAGAGGTATCAAGCTAAAAGATTAAATAACCCGTTCCGCGTGGAGTGTTCCGCGTGGAACACTTAAACAAAACAGATATGAAGCAAGAAAAAAGTAAATTCTATTCGCTTACAAAGATATTGAATAAAAAAGCAGATTATAACATAATATTTGGCGAACGTTCAAACGGCAAAACCTATGCAGCACTATTGTACGGGCTGAAACGTTTTGTTGCAACGGGCGAACAATTTGCATATATACGTAGGTGGCGCGAAGATTTGAGGGGCAAACGGGCTGAAAATCTTTTCTCAAATCATGTTGCGAATGGTGCGATAGAGGAAATAACAAACGGGGAATGTAATGCAATATTCTACCTTTCGGGCAAGTGGTATCTTGCTATGTACGATGCAGAAAAGAAAAAGTACTTCCCCCAAAATACCCCGTTTTGCTATGGCTTTTGCCTTTCAGAACAAGAACACGAAAAAAGTAGCAGTTACCCGAATGTTACTACCATTATATTTGACGAGTTTTTAACGCGTAGGTATTACCTGCCCGATGAGTTTATGCTATTTATGAATTTACTTAGCACAATAATACGACAAAGGGATAATGTAAAGGTATTTATGCTCGGTAATACTATAAATAAATATTGCCCTTACTTTTCCGAAATGGGCCTAAAGCAAGTAACAAACATGGAGCAAGGCACGATAGACATTTACAAATTCGGTCAATGTGGTGCGGTGGTAGCGGTCGAATATTGTAGTACGATTGTAAAGCAGAAAGCAAGTAACAAATACTTTTGCTTTGACAATCAAAATTTACAGATGATTACGGGCGGTAAATGGGAGTTGGCTGTCTATCCACATTTGCCAACAAAATACACCCCTAAAGACGTGCTATTTGTTTACTACATTGTTTTTAATGAGGTAATATTGCAAGGTAATATAATACAGAAAGGCAGCGAAAATTTCACGTACATACACATGAAAACGACCCCAATTAAAGATGATGATAACGCGTTAATATACTCGCTTGAAATGAACGGGAAACCGAACTACAAGCGGAAACTATTAAGTACCTCTACCTACATAGAGGCACAAGTAACAAAGTACTTTGCTACTGATAAAGTATTTTACCAAAACAACGAAGTTGGCGAAATAGTACGAAATTATTTAATGTCCTCTGCCCGTACTAACATAGTAAGTGTAAAATAAAAACGCTATCTTTGTAGTAAACTTTTCAAAACTATAAATTTATGGATATAACCGAAGTTACACAAGTTATTTCAAACGTTGGCTTTCCAATAGGTATGTGCTTACTCGTGTTTTACTACATGGCAAAGCAAGACACAAAGCACACAGAGGAAACAGAACATTTGCGTACCACTTTAGAGGAAAACACAAAGGTACTATCTGAACTAACAACTTTAATAAAAAACGTGTATGGCAAAGAAAGATAATTTTTACTTGAAATATCAAGAGCAAATTAAAAACAAGGACAAAAGCGTAAATAGCTACATTCAAAAAATGTTGGCTATTTCTCAATCCATGTTTGTGTATACGGGCCTACCCGAAACACTCCCACAAGTGGAACTTGAAACACTTTTACAAACTAACGGCAATGTGTTCGTAACAAAGGTAAACGGGGATTTATATGCTTTTACCGGTGGTTGGGGTGGTGTACCGGACGCGTACAACCGACCAACGGAGTACATAGTGGCAAACCCGTACTTACAACTGAATAAAACGTATAAAATAGGTGTTGACGGGGTTTTGGTCAAAAATGATAGTGGGGCGAATAGTCTATTACCCATTTTTGGCAAATATGGCGTTTTATGTGCTGATACTCTTTTGTCATTAAATACGTGCTCGGTATTGTCTCGTATTACAATGCTAATCAGTGCGAGCGATGACAAGACAAAGCAAAGTGCCGATGATTTTGTAAACAGAATAATAAATGGCGATTTCTCTGTGATTGGTGAAAACGCATTTTTCAAGGGCGTGAACCTACAAAGCATTAACACCCAAAGCGCGAACCAAATCGGCCAACTGATAGAACTTTTGCAGTACTTCAAGGCCAGTGCATTTAACGAAATAGGGCTTAACGCTAACTACAATCTAAAGCGCGAGCGACTTAACACAAGTGAAGTGCAAATGAATGTTGATGCCCTAAACCCATACGTTGATAATATGCTACAAGAGCGCAAAAAAGCAGTAGACAAAATAAATGAAATGTTTGGTACTGAAATAAACGTGGAACTTGGTAGCAGTTGGGCTATACGTAAAGACGAAACGAAAACCGAAACAGAAAACGAAAATGAGGATACTGAAAATAATACTGATAATAGTGGCGAAAATTCTACTGAACAAGAAACGGAAGTAACAGAAACAGACACCGAAACGGAAAAAGAAACGGAAAAAGAAACGGACACCGAAACGGGAAAAGAAACAGATACAGAAACGGAAAAAGAAACAGAAAAAGAAACGAAAAAATGAAAATAGTAGATATTTACACCGACCCACAAAACGGGCTATTTACAAAGGTATTCAAAACAAATTACCCCGAACAATACACGGCAATTTTTGGTGACCTTGATAGTGTGGGGCTTGATACACTTGTGATTTTGGAGTATGGCGAAAGAGAAATGCTAAACACCATAACACAAGATAACGCCAACACCTATGTAAAAAATATCATCGCATTAAGTCTGACTAATTGGGTAAAGGTGGCGAACGCGTACAATACTAATTATAATGTGCTAGAACCAACGCAAAAGACCACAACTCGAACCAATAACGCAACCGAAAGCGAGAACAACACTAACACAAACGTATCATCAAACAAGCCATATAATGAAACGACTTTTGCGGAATACGACAAAGACAACAACACAAGCGACAAAACCCGTACAAATAAAACAGAAGTAACCGAAAGCGTAACGGGGTTAAATGGCAAGTCGGCCGTAGATGAGTTGCAAAAAGATATAGACTTTTCTTTGCGAAATTGGCGTAAAAGCATTATCTTTGCAATTATAAATGAAATAACAAAATCAATTTACTAAAATATTCGTACTATGCAAGTAAAACAGATTTATAAACTACTTAATGACGTCACAAAAGAGGTTTTAGGTAGCACCGAACTTGTGAACGAAGATTTAACGGGCTTGGTTGATTTGGGTACAGAAGTATTCAACCAAAATGCAGTAGACAATTACGTTAAGTCTTTGGTGAACCATATCGGCAAAGTAATTTTTGTAAACCGCCCGTATAGCGGCAAAATCCCCTCTGTTCTAATGGATAGTTGGGAGTTCGGCAGTGTGCTTGAAAAAATTAACGCTGATATCCCCGAAGCAGAGGAAAACAAAACTTGGGATTTGGTAGACGGCCAATCATACTCACAAGACGTTTTCCACAAGCCCGTTGTTACTGCAAAATTCTTTAATTCAAAGGTGACTTTTGAGGTGCCCGTGTCTATCACTGAGCGACAAGTAAAGGAAAGTTTCAGCAACTCGGAACAACTCAACGCGTTTTTATCAATGATATATAACGCGGTAGAAAAAGCAATCACCATCAAGACGGATGCACTAATCATGCGAACAATAAACAACATGATTGGCGAAACACTCATAGCAGACGCTACTGCATTCGGTGGGATTGGCTCAGAAGATTATACAAGCGCATCTACTGCACGATGCGTTAACCTTCTGAAGTTGTATAACACACAGAAAGGCACAACTTTGACCGCTGACAAAGCAATTACCGACCCCGATTTCATTAAATTCGCATCTTACACCATCGGTTTGTATAGCGACCGACTTGCAAGCATCTCGAGCGTGTTTAACATTGGTGGTAAGGCCCGATTTACACCTAAAGAGAATTTGCACATTGTTTTGCTCTCGGATTTTGAAAAAGCCGCAAAGACGTACCTATATGCCGATAGCTACAACAAAGACCAAGTTTTGCTGCCGAACGCTGAAACTATCCCGTTTTGGCAAGGCAGCGGCAAAAAGTACGACTTCGATAGTGTGGCACATATCAACATCAAGGAAACAAACGGCACAAGCGTAGAAATTAGTGGCGTGCTTGGTGTTATGTTTGACCGCGATGCATTGGGCGTTTGTAACCTTGATAGACGCGTTACAACCAACTACAATGCAAAGGCCGAATTTTTCAACAACTATTATAAATTTGATGCTGGCTACTTCAACGATACGAACGAAAACTTCGTGGTGTTCTTTGTAGCTTAAAGTTTTTGGTTATTAAATTGTTGTTTTGTTGATTGGGGTGTAAGTCTAAACAACTTGCACCCCTTTAATTTTCAAACTATGGAAACAATACATTTCTATAATTACAACGGGGATATGAAAGTAATAAATAAAACACTTTCCACCCCAACCGATATGGATTGCACGTTATGGAAAAACTTTGACGTATTGCACCCGTCTTTGCTTGTAAGACTGCAAGAAAGACCAACTTTCAACTACTGCAAAATAGATAGTTTGAACCGCTTTTATTTCGTGGATAGCATTAAATTCATTGGCAATTTCACGTATGAAATTTTTCTATCGGTGGACGTACTAAAAACGTACGAAACAGAAATTTTGCAGACGAATGCACGAGTAATCGAAACAGACAACGCTAACCCGTACATATCTAATAGGGATAACGTATATAACAGAACACCCAACTTTGAAAAAGTGGAATTCCCGAATAAAAACCTATTGGACGAAAACGGGCAAATTGTTATGATAACTCTTAAAGGTACTAACAACTAAAATACTACTGCAATGCGAGATATAACTCTAAATTTAACAAATTGCGTATCAGATACAACGCAATACGACAACACAACAACTAAAAGCTATAATATCAAGTTAACGGCAAATGATGGTTATATTTTCAAAGATGATGAAATACCGACAATTACCACATGGAGGTATTACAGCGAACAAACACATAATTTTACCCTATCAGATGACAAGAAAACCGCCTCAATACTTACAGACATTCAAGAAAGTACGGCATGGGTCAAAATAAATGCAACCGCCTATGAGGGAACACCACCGACACCCGTTAAAAAGATAAAGGTAACGCCCAAATTGACCTCTTGCACCGCAAATAGCGACCTCCCCTCAGAGGTAGAAGTGGGCCAAACACTGAACGTTACACTTACCGCAAATGAGGGCTTTATTTTCGACAAAAACACACCGAACAAAATACCCCGTTTCTCATATTCTAACGAACACTTAGACCATAAAGAGCAACAACTTACCATTTCAGAAGATGGAAACACCGCAACGGGGTATATTGTAATGGGTGATTGGTACTACTTCGAAATAATAGGCGAAGCAATTACCAAACCGACACCCGTTAAAAAAGTAGAGGTCACCACACAATTAAGTAATTGCACCGCAAATAGCGACCTCCCCTCAGAGGTAGAAGTGGGTCAAACACTGAACGTTACACTTACCGCAAATGAGGGGTCTAAATTCGATAAAAACAAAAGCATACCTTTGTTTAGGTATCAAAATGAACACTTAGACCCCGTGGAAAAACAACTTACTATTTCCGAAGATGGCAGCACAGCAACGGGGTCAATAGTAATGGGTGATTGGTACTACTTTAGAATTGTGGGCGATGCGTACCCCGTGGCCGTTGTGGGCGGCAAATATGGGGCGGTAAATGTCTACTTGGTTACTATTGATAACTTGGACGAATTTAGTAAAAAAAGATATTTCCGCGTGACGGGTACAGACCCACAAACGGGGGCGAGTATATACGAGAATGTAGACCTTGGTGCCTATGTAAATAAAATCATACGAATATACACACCTATCAAGGCCAGCACTACCGATGTAATACGATGCGGTAATTACAACACTAATATATCATGTTTACAACCCGAAACAGACAAGATTACGCTTGATTTTGGCGAAGTGACAATACCGAACCACAATAAAAATAATGTTGACTTTGAAAGTTATGTGCAAATATTCTTGCCTTTCTTGGGGTTCGTGAACATATCAAACGAATACACGGGCAAAACCATAAATTTGCAGTATGTTATAAATGTAGTTACGGGTAATGGCAGCGCGTTATTATCATACGATGGTGTTATATTTCAAGTTGAAAAAGTAGAACCACGAAATAACATACTATATTTGTCGCAAAACACCGAAAGCAAAACTATCGGTAGCGATGATTGGAACGAAAGACTATTTTACGGCATTGAGCCGTATGTTTTAGTAAAATGGTACAATAGTGTTGGCGGTGGCCTTAATAACGACCGCAAAAGCGGCAATATAGGCAGTTTTACGGGTTTCTCTCGCTTTGATGATATAGAACCAATCAGCACGAAAGAAATGCTTACAGACGAACAAAAACAGATATACACGATATTGAATGGGGGTGTGTATGTAGAATAACTTAAAGGGTGCAATTACGCACCCTTTATTTTTTGCCCTATGCAAAAACCATGCCAAAAGTGAAGCGTTTCAAATGCGTTTCGAGTATGCAAATAGCGTGCCAAACCTATTTTTATAGATGCTTTTTCTGCCGGGCCTTTCGATTGGCACGGCCCATAGCAAAAAGCGTGCCAAAGTGTGTTGGTCAGTGTTAAATCTATGTTGGGAAACGTTAAAAAGAGGGTCGTTATGCATATTTAGATCGGAAGAG